TTCGGCTTCTTGGCCGGTTTTACTTTTGAGCCTGGGGCGTGAGAGTGTGTCAGTGACAACACTTCTTCAGCCTGGGGAGTGGCAGCACCACTCCCCTTTTTGAGTTCCTTCAGGACAGCAGTCATCGTATCGTTGAGCGTTTCTATTGCTTCGAGAATCGCCATCGAATACTCATGCTCTGTCAGTACCGGCGTGGGTAGAATGCGTTTCCGCTCCCCCATGATCACCCCTATCCAACCTGCGCATACGTGAACCGCGGGTCAAGCACTGCCCCGCCAAGCACATGCCGCACGCGGTAAAAGATATTGTCGGTTGCGAAGTCACCAGTAAACGGCCCCAGCGGTGCGCCAGTCGAAGTCACTTTGTCCGACGCCTTCATGCAGATCTCCGGCGTCTCGTGCCCTCGCAAGAAGTCAAGCTGCATTGCCTTGCCCTGTGAGGGCTCTGCGAACATATACCATGTGGTCGTTCCACCAACCAGGTCGCGCACTGACAGCATCGGGTCCACGTGCAACTGGATGCCTAACTGCGCAAGCACATTCGCTGTCGGGACAGGGATACCAGCGCCAGCGCCGACTTCTGTCCACTGTTTGAACATCGACGTAATGATCGCCATCGCGGTAAGTTTCAACGCCGTCGGGACCACCAAGTGAACACCGACTACGCTGATAGTCTTGCCAAGCATATCTGTCTGCGCTGCCATCAGCCCCAGGGTAGTTTCCAGGTTCGCGATTGTCAGGGCCAGCGCGCCTAGGTTGGTCACGTTCTGACCGTCCACATCAGCGATAGGAGCGCCGTACAGCGCCGCATTCGGAGCCGCAACACCGGCCATCATGTGTGTAACTTCTCTCGCCTCGGTATTGATTGCCGCATCAGCGAACCGCTGCGGAATGTCACCCATCGCATCCAAGACGTCGTTGACAATGCTTTGCCACGAGATGTCAAACTGCCGGCCTTTCTTTTCAACTTGCCGGTGGTAGTGTGAGTCATCCATCGGGGCGACCAGGTATTCGCCCTTTTCGCTCACGTTTTCAAGATAGTTGTCATTGCCCTGGACCTTGTGGAGCTCGCCCTGGTTGAAATTCGGCATAACGCCGGTGGCGCAGTAGCTCCGCCAGTCAGCGATAGCGTTTTTGTATCGAGCCAGGATGTCGCGCTCCAGGATGAACCCGAACAGATCGGGGAAGTCGGTGGTCGTGATCGCCTCTTTCAACTCATATTCGTGTCGATATGCTGGGCGGCCGGATGTGTTAGCGATCAGATCCATTGCCGCTGCCACTGATGCGGGCGCTGGATTCCGGTTAATATCCCGGTATCCGGCCCAGCTCTCATTCAGTTCCATGAAGTTTGGCATTGTCGTTCTCCTCAGCGGCGTCGATGGCCGCTTCCGTATTCGGTCCGGCCTGCTCCAGGTCTGTCAATAGTTTGTGCAAGCCGTTACATGCCTCTATAGCCCCCCCGCACGCCGCGAGGTTGGCTTTCGCTTTTTCCAACTCATCCATTGCCCGCATCTGGGCGTTCTGGTAGAGCTGGAGTTGTACATCGAGCATTGGTCTCGTGAGCATCGTTAGTTAGCCGCGTCGTAGAGACGTACCCAACGGATACCGTGGCCCACAACATCGACCAACGGAACAGCGCCCACTTTGGTGCTTGCTACTCCCGCATCCGCCACATAGCCAACCGAGCCGGCATTGGCCGCAGCGATGATAGCGTCAACGGTCTGAGTAGTGTTCAACCGCCAAGCGTTCAGGCTTGCCGGCGCACCATTCAGGATTGCTTGATGCTGTCCGGCAAAGACAATCCTTGCCGCAGCATTCGCATGACCGCACCAGATTCCGCCCTCGAATGGGGTGTGGATATGGCCGGCTGCCGCAACCGAGTCCGCTTGCAAGTTCATCCATGATCCGAAACCGTACGTATGGCCGACAGAGGTTCCGTACAAGTCGCCCTGCACATAGCCACAAACGCCTTCGCTCTGGCCGTCCGTCAGAATACCCTTGAAGTCCCAGCCGTATTCCGTGGTAGCCAGAGTTCGGAACATCTTCAGGTCGAGGTCATGGTGTGCTTCCCAGTGAACCTTGACCGCAATAAACCCGTCAACGCCAGAATCAAGTGTACTTAGCGCGTAGCCGAACACAATCTGGGTTGCGGTGTTGGCGATCTTGCTCAGTACGCAGGTCGTGCGGTTGATGTAGATCACGTCGCCGATTTCGACAGTACAGGCCCCGCTATCATTGTCCGCCACAACGTAGAGCGCCCATTGGCCCTCGGTGTCAATGGCAATCAGGTCAGTATCAGCGGCTGCGCTCGAAAACGCCACGCCGACGCCGAAGCGATCCGGCACTGACCCGAACACTACCGGGTCCTTGCCGTCCACAAAACCATCAGCGTGCGTCGGGTGGTTCATGTAGCTTTCGGGCAGCGTTACGTGGCGGCCTTCGTAGGTTGAACTAATCTCTCCAGCTGCTGTATAGCCCTCGTATGGATTTGGCATTGTTTACCGTCCTTTGACCGCAGTCGCGGCCATCTGCTCAGCGTCTTCCGCTGAGAATCCCTGACGCTCAAAATGCCCCTTGAAGCTCTCCGTCAGGTCTGTGTCGCCGTTGTCGTTGGAATTGTCGGGCAATCCCTTATCGCCCAGCCCCTTCACTCTTCCGCTACCAACGATTCCCGCGAGATAGTCAATCTCAGTTTTCGCGGCTTCCTTGATGGCCGCTACGAATGCGTCCTTGTCCAGCGCCCCGTCAACGATCAGGGGCGAAGCGGACAGGCTCTCAGTCAGCCGAACCCGAGTGGGCTCTTGCATCTCAATTCCCGCGAGAGTTTCGATCACAACACCCTGCGCTTCACGCAGCAAGTTGCCCTCTCTCAGCCGAGCGACCTCGGTTTCCAGTTCAACCCGCTTGGCCTCGGCTGCGGTGTTAGTTTCCTTGAGCGTGGCGATTTCCGCTTCATGGGCGGTAGCCGCCTCTCTCAATTGTGTAGCCTCTTTTTCGTCCACTGTATTTACCTCCGGTTCTGTAGTAATAGCAGCCTGTGGCCGCTTCGACTCGAATAGTTGAAGGACTTGGCCGCCGGCGCCTGGCTCTGTCACAAAGTCAACCGACTGAGCCTTAACGATGCTTTCCACAATGCGACCCTTGCGCCCTTCCGCTTCGCCGTTCGTTGCTGTTCCCAGTGCCCGAATGGACACGCCAATATGTGGGGCCAGCTCCGTCACGGCGTCCGGGTATGTGCTAAACAGCGTCGATTCGCCATATAGCCCCGGCCCTGCCGGCCCATCGTCTAAATAAAACGCGTCTTTTGCTAACTGCCCCGATAGGTCCCTCAGACTTCTCTCTGGCCGTTCCGCTGCCTCGGTTGCCGTCGGATGATCCCAGTACATCTTCGTGCCTTTTCCAAACACAGTCGGGCCGTCTCGTTCCAGAACCTCAGCGGGATAGTAACCCGATGACCCCCAACCCGGCGCTATAATTTTCAGGGGGAATGTCTGGCCCTTCTTCGCCACGGTCTCTACCAGCGATATAAACTCGCCAGTTAGCTCCTCTTCAGCACCCTCGACTGCGACTGACAAACTGATTACCGCCCCCGGCTTTGCGTCTGGCGGCAATGTCACCGTGCCCAATCTGTGCTCCATAATTCTACTCCTAGAAACTCGCTTTCGGATCAACACGCCTGTACAATTCGTCACACCGGCAGCCCGGGAACCGCAGCGGGTATAGGTCTCCGCTAGAGTGCGCCTGGTCCAATGGTATCCAACCGTCGCCCTCGTTCTCCTGGCAGCCGTCGCTCACCCTGCTATCGCCAATGGTGCTCCAGTGCTTTTCCATCGGCATACCCCGTCCCTGTAACCCCTTGACCACCCAATAATTGCCGAACTCGTATGCGTTGCCGGCCTCTGTTATCGCAATCAGTCGGCCGCGAGCTTTGGAGAAGCCCTCGTATGCCCCAGCTATTTGACCGGCCAGCTTGCCATAGCTCCAGCCCTCAGATATGCCCTCTGCTATCAACGCCCTCAGCCGCGCTCTGGTGGCTTCATCGATCTTGGAAACCAGATCGGCCCCGTATTTCTCCAGGTATTCAACGGCTCGAGGGTTGGCAAGATCAAACGCAACCGATAATCCCTGCTCGCGTGCTCCGTCGATAGCGCCGGCCATAAGAGCTTCGCCGGCCATGCGTTCTAACAGGGCGTCGAATTCGTCAGTACTGCCGGCCACTCCCTCGAATCTTGACGTCCAGTCAGCCTCAGTAACGGCCTCCTCGAATTC